CCGTTGCAAATCCTCAACAGTGGCAACCTGGGGATGAACCCCAAGGCGCAGCAATAAACTAAAATCATTTCTGAATAGAGCCTCTGAGAAGCCTTGGCTTTCGTATCTATTCTTGAGTTTTTCTTTAATCGTTTCTAGTGGTATTTGTTCCATAGTAAAAATTGATCCTAGTCCTAGGGATTGTTCTTTGTCTAGGCACAATCGTATTTATACGAGAATAATCCCCTTTTGCACAATCCTCTGAGATTGTTCCAGGGTTTGTAGCGGATAGTGCAGAGGCTACTGGGTTAAAGTGGGCTGCTGCTTCAAGTGGTGGTATGACTTTATTATCCACTACCACTTTATCAGGTGCAAGTACAACAATCTCATCAATAGACCAAACATACAAAGATTTAAAAATTGTTGGTAAAAATATTTATGGGTCTGGAACTGGTCAATTTCAATTAGAATTCAATGGAGATACTGGTAATAATTATGCCAACAGCAACGTAAATGGTAATGGCACTACCGTTTCAACAACGCAGGAAGAAAATGCTCCATATTTTGTGTTGGGTTATCACGGCAGTAATAATACATTTTCAAAAACACTTAATTTTGATATAACTATACCAAGATATTCTGAAACAGAATACCACCCATTTAATAGTGATTTAACAGGTTACCCAACATCTTTATCCGTATGGATTTATTACACATCTAGGTTGAGATGGAATAATACTGCCGCAATTACACAATTAAAATTTATGACTAGTTCTGGTACTTTTTCAGCGGGCACAATTTTTATTTATGGAGTGAAATAATGACTAAACCTATGGTAAGAATACACGATGTTGCAACAGATGAAATTATCGACAGAGAAATGACCGATGCTGAGTTTACGGAACATAAAAAAAGACAACAAATTGCGAGAACACAGGAAACCGAAGCCGAAGCAAAGGCGCAAGCCAAAGCAGCAGCACAGGCTAAACTGGCTGCGCTTGGGCTTACGATCTCTGACTTAGAAGCACTAGGACTTTAAGAACAATCTTGGGGGATTGTGCCTAAGATAAAAGCAGGTTTGCTTCGTCTTGCGTAATTCCCAAACGCTCTAGTAAAGCAGCCTTAGCCTGTGCCTTTGCTTCGGCTTCGGCTTGTTGCGTTTCTTTCACCAAGCGAGCATCTGCCCATTCATTGATGATATTATCATACTCATTATCAGATAATTGAGTGTAACCAATTTCCTCATTACCATATTGCAAAGTTGGAAATTCTGTTTTTAGTAAATTAATCATTTTTTGTTTTGTAGTCATTATGATTTTGCCAATCCATAAACGGCAACTGTGCCACTTATATTTGATGATGCTGTTTTAAGTCTAAAACCTGTATAAGTTGCTGCGGTAGAACTTCCACCATAAAACATACTATAAGCAGCATTATCGTATAAACCACAAAGATAACCATTTAGCGATGTTCTTATTGTTGTTCCTACATTACCAATATAAATTTCGCCGCTGGCTGGATAATCCGAGCGAGTATTATCTACAAACATAACTAATTGACCAGCAGCAGATGAACTAGTGTTTGAGATAGTGGATGAATTGTAAAGATTTGATAAACAATTACCATAATGATTAGAAGCATCAGAACCACTTACTCTAAATATAAATTGTAAATCATCACCAATTGTTGCTGCCGATAAATTTTCTATTGAAATCAAATAATTAACATAAGTGCTTGTAAATACACCGTCAAAAGTAGTAGATGTGCCAGCCACACCTGAAAAAGTTGAGCGTTGAATTAAAGTTAGCGCACCACTTGAAGCAGTAGCCCACTTAAGTCCTGTGGCTTGTGCACTATCCGCTACGAGTGTGGTGCCGTTTGCGCCCACGGCGAGCCTAGCGTCGCTAGTGCTAAAGGTATAAAGATCACCTTTTGTGGTAAGGGGTGATACTGCGCCTGCTTGGATATAATCGTAGAAAATAGCCGCGCTTGCGCTGGTGAAGTATAGGATTCCTGCATCATTCTGAGGCAAAATCAAACTTCCTGCGGTAGCAACTGTGGCAGTTCCAGCAGTTACAGTGCAGGCTCCTGCGCCTAAGTTCTGAATAAATACTGTATCCCCTGCTGCAAACAAACCTGTATTTACAGTTATTGTTGTTGCACCTGCTGCATTCATTGCAACTGTGGTTCCTGCATCGGCTGCAACTAAAACATAACTTGCGGTTTTAGCAGTAGCAGCGCCACCGCCCATTGCAGTTTGCTGAAGGCTCGTCATCTGGGCTGCCGTTAAAACCTGCCCAGTGGTAAAGGTTTGTTTTGCCATTATGCTCCTTAATCAGTAACTTAGAATACCAGAACCAAGTTTACCCTGTGAGGTGGTGCTATCTAGGATAAAGGCTTGGATTAGGGGTTCTGAGGTTAGTATTTTTGTGGTGAATATGTTATTTGTAATATCGTGCTGAACGCCTTGAACAAATAGTTCCTTGGTGATTGTAGAACCACCTGGAACAGTTTTGGTTACATTGACTAAATCAAAGATTTCAAGATTTAAGCCAGCCACGATTTTAGATACTGCGCTTGGATCATCGAGGTTTATAGTCATCGAGTCAATTCGATCAGTTGTATCCTTGCGAGCCACTAGCAGGGTTTGAGCCTGATTTAGTGCCTCAGCATCGGTTTGAACCAAAATATCATCTCGCTTGCCTGAATGTAGGAAGTAAGTATCTATTGAGGTTTGATCGAAAACATTTTGGCTAGTTCCATTTAGGCGAGTAACTGTTACATCATTAACTAGCAAGGTATCATCGTTGGCGAACTCTATTTGATTATAGGTAATTCCTGAACCATCATCTGCGAAAATAGTTGGCGTTGCATCAGCCTTTTTACTTACAGTATCTCTTGAATAAAAAGTTGCATTACCTTCTGCATCTATAAAGAAGCCACCGAACTCTGAGGATTCTACTAATTGAATTGCTCCTAGCAAATCTCTATTAGTTGTTCCTGGGTCTGCTTGAAGTGTGCTATCACCAGTATCTATACTTCTTTGAGATGTAGGCCAACTTACTACATCTAGCAAAGTATCCATTCTCGCTCCACTTAATTGTGGTGAGCCTGCTCCTGCAACAGTGCTTATTAAGATTCCATTTAATAATCTAAAACCATCTACACATTGTAAAGTGATTTTAGAGGTATCCTCAACGCCTAATCCATAGGTGCTGTTATAGGAAATAATGTAGCCTGAGTAAAGATAGTAGCGATCAGTTCCGCCACCATCATCATAATCTGCATAAATGCGAATTTTGCGCAGTGGTAGTAATTTGCCATAGTAGGGCGAGGAAACATTCTCGGCTGACCAATCGCCGTTATCATCGGCTAAAATTACTGTTGCAACTCCAGCCTCAAATTTATTTAGAATGCGGTTTCTGCCTCTGCGAATACTAACCTGCAAGGCAATATCTGAAACATCAACCACATCGCCTGGGGCATCTGCCAAAATGCCTGTTCCAAGTGGAGTAGTTGGATCATCTAAAATTAGGGGATTGCCAAAGGCAGGGCCGTTGGCAAAGTCAATTGAAACTCCTACAACTGGTAACCCTGGCATTACAAATTCACTACGCTATTGGTGATTGCTCTGCCTGAAGTTTGACCTGCCAAAATTCCATTTCTAACATATTCAGTTAGATCAGAGGCTGAGGTTACGCTGCCGTTTACAGTTATGTTCACAGTAGTTCCCATTCCACCCATCTTGCTAAGTGGAATAACTGCTTCAGGGCCTGCCTCGCCAATAAGTGCGGTAGTTGCTCTAGTAACAATTCCACCCTCTGCCATCTTAGGGCCACTAAATCTATTACCACTCTCACGCATTCTTTCGGCTTCAATTTGTCCTGCCGTCATACCAGCATAACCTGGGGTTCCAACTAAAGTTTTGGCTAGATCAGAATAGTAAGTTGGGGTGTAAGGAACTGGTGCTTCAGGTTTTTTCATTGCAGCAAGTGCTTTAAGATATTCATTTAAAGCCTTAAGTGCTTCCTCCCAACCAAAGGCAGCAAGTAATCCTTCAAAATCCCAACCATTGATTTTAGGAACATTTAAAACTTTAGCAACATACTTTAGAACTTCTTGAGTTGTAATTCCCCATTTACTAGCGAGTGCTTCAACCTCATAAGTAGTTATCTTATTATCTGAGATAGCAATTAAAATATCAGCGTATCGTTGCGCTGCGATTCTAGTTCTTTCAGTTGCCTCATAATTAGCAAGCAATAGATCATACATATTCTTTTGAGCAAGATTTTGCTCTTTAAGAAGGTTAAGGCGCACTGCCTCAAGTTGGATAGGGTCAGTTTCAGAGGTAGGTGTAACACCCATTGCCTTTAATTTATTTAAGGCTTCTTGGCTAGCAAGTTGCTTCTTTTGCTCAGCAGTTAATTGTTTAGTATTACTTACTATTTTACCAACACTATTTGCAACAACACCTGCATCTTTAGCGCCTTGCTTGCCGTAAGTTCTGCCCCAAAGTTTTTCATTCTTACGCAGAGCATCACCTTGATTATTAATTTCATCAGTATTCTTAGTGAGCGTTTTATATGCAACTAGGGCTGCGGTTGTAAATGCGGCAATTCCTGCAACTGCGGCTACGGCTGAAACACCACCTGTTGCGAATGCGGTAGCAGTTCCTGCTGCAGTGGCTGCCGCTGCCTGCCTGCCAAAAGCGGCAGTTAAAATATTTATACTAGTTGTAAGAGCAACTACTCCTGCATAAACTTTAGCACCAGCAAAGGTGCTAACTAATAATGCGGCTAAAACTTTAATAGTTCCAAGGTTGCGTTGAATGTATCCAAATAGATCAGTTACATTTCCGATTAAAACAGGAACTTGAGTTAGGATAGTTTCTAAGCCAGCAGCGAGCCTATCTTTATTAGCACTAATCCAAGCCTCAAGTTGAGGCAAAACCTGAGTTTGAATTACACCAGCAAACTGTTCAATTACAGGTAAAAGGGCATAACCTAAAGTTTCTAAAATTTCGCCATAGGCAATGCTTAAACCTTTTAATCTAAACTCTAAAGTTTTGGCTCTTACATCAGCCTGATCTTTAAAAGTATCATTTAAAACGCCAAGTGCCTTATTAAAATCTTTTGATTTAATTATATTTGCATCGAGTGGAATACCAAGGCGAGTTAATGCACCAAGGTTCCCATTTACTGCCTTGCTCAACGCTAAGGAAACGCTTTGCAAATCTTTGCCAGTGCCAGCAGAAACATTTAGCGCAGTTCCAAGTAATGCTTGCGCTGAAGTAACATCGCCAGTTGCGCGAGCAAGTGTAGCCAGCGCAGGTCTTAACTCATCATCGGAAACAGAAACTTCTTTTTGTAAGGCGGTTATGTATTGCTCAGTGCTAGCAATAGCGGCATCGGTAGCGCCAACAGTATTTCTAAGAGTAGAGGCAAGTAACGCCTGGCTCTTTTGATCCTCCATAGCAGCGCGAACTGCATCAACGCCAACTTTAGCAGCGAAGGCGGCAGAGGCGGCAGCAGCAACTCCAAATGCTTTAGCGCTCCTCTTGGCAAATCTATCAAAATCTTTACCAAGTTTAGTTATATCTTTTTGAGCCTGCTTTGAACCTTTGGCAGAATACTGCGTAATAATGCGAGCAATTATTGCGCCAGTTGCCATTTTAACTCCTACTGTTTAAATTGTTTTGTAATGTTTTTTTAGCCTCATCTAAGGCTGCTGCAACTCGCTTTTGGATTTCCTCTTTATCTTTATCAACAACTGCCCAAATAAGGCGCGAGGCTTTACCAAATGAATTGCTTAAATATCTAATAAATTGATTGCGTGATGCGTTGCCACGCCTGCCTGCAACTTCAAAAATTGCACCAGCAGCATCTTTATTAACTAACGCGCCAGCGCTAGTAGTGTAATCACCGCGAACTTTACCCTGCGCACGGCTTTTGGTTATGCCTGCCTGAATTGCGTTTATATCCCAGGCTGGCCAACCTGCGCCACCGCGAGTTCTAGGATTAGTGGCTGAGGTTTTACGCCAGCCACGCATCGGTGTTCCATTTACAGAACTACTAAATTGAACAACTAAATTATCTGCTGATTTCTCAGCCCTAGATAATTCATCGTTAATTACTTTATTGAATTTCCTAGCCGCCGCCTTATCAAATTGTTTTAAAGCATCTTGAGTTTCCTTGATACCTGATAAAACAATAACTTCATCGGCCATATTTGTTTGCCTTTGCTTTTTCTTTTAGATAGGCGAGCATTGCTTCTAATATACCATCGGGCGCATCTAGTAATTCATTTGGAGATATTCCGTACTCCACCGCAAGAGTTGCTATTGTAAAAGTTAGGCTGTCGCGGTGGATTCTGAATTTGGGTCTGAAATCATCTCCACAGATTCAAGCGTATCTAAAAATTCAGGGCCAAAAGGTTTTACAACTCGGCCATTATCTTTTAGAGATTGCCAGGCTAGAAAATAGATATGTTCCATTTTCTGATCCTCAGCGAATAACTTTGCTAATCCTTTACCGAACTTCTGCTCAAAAGCAACGATGGTGCGTGGGCGTAATGAAAACACGCTATCTACACCATCGTTAGTTTTGATCTTTAGTGATAAACCATCCATTTTATTTCCCCCTAGTTAGTTATGATGTTGCTTTTGTTATTGCACCTGATATTGGCCAGGTAACACTTGCTGTTGCTAATTCACCAACGGCACCTGAAAGCGGTTGCCATTCTGAAACTAGCGCATTAAATGAATATGACGGATTTGTTGCAGTGGTAGAACCTGCTACTGGTTTTACAATTACCGCAGCAGATGTTCCAATTGTAGGATAAACAACAGATTCTAAAGCACCAGATGCAAAATCCTGGAAAAATTCTATTGTTACTTGATTATCGGCCAATCCAGCAACTCTAGTTCTGGCGGTATTTCCAAAACTAGTTGTATCCACGACATCTAACGATGTTGATAAAGTTACTGAACTAACATAACTTGAAATATCTGTGCTTGCGAAAGTAATTGAAGCGTTGGTTAATACAATTCTTGCCATTATGCAACCGCCTTAGTAATTGCTCCTGAAATTGGCCAAGTAACAGATGCGGTGGCTAGTTCGCCAACTGCGCCTGATAGTGGCTGCCACTCTGCTACTAGAGCAGAGAATGTATAGGAAGGATTTGTTGCAGATACTGTTGTATCAACTGGAGTAACTACAACAGTTGTTGCAGTTCCTATTAGTGGATAAATTGTTGCTTCTACATTTGAGGTTGCAAAATCTTGATGAAACTCAAGAGTTACAGAATTATCTGCCAAACCAGCAACTCGGCTCCTTGCTGCTGTTGATGAGAATCCTGTTGTATCTACAACATCGGAACTAGTGCTTAAGGTAACGCTAGCGATATGATCAGATAAATTTACTGAATTTATCGTAACCTTCGCATTTGTTAAAACGATTCTTGCCATTATTTATCGGCTCCTTCTTGGATTACTGGTTTGGTTGTTCCCCCACTTGCCTTAATGTGGTTGCCAGCAATTAATGCTTCTATGTTGGCACCTGCACTAAGCAATTCTTTTTCGGTGATTGATTCACCCTTCTTTTTATTACAAACCTCAACTTCTGAGGTAATTATGTAACTCATTTTACTCCTTATCCGTAAAGTGTAATTCGGTATCTATAAGATAAAAATAAAGTGCCAGCAGATTCATAAGTTCCACCCTCGGCACTAATAACTCTGAGAGTATTCACTGCTCCGCCTAAAGTTCTATCACCTTCGATTGCGGTTTTAATTGAGCCAGCGCCCGATCCTGCTAGAAAAGCATCTAACTTATCCTGGGCTACTCGCTCTGATAAGCGTTGAACAATCACCAACACATCGCAATTTGCTTGGTCTAAACCTCGCGCATTGTTTAAATCGAAGGTGAAATCTAGTTGTCCAACTATCGCTGCTGGTGGCGTTACTGTATCTGGGATTAAATCATAAACTCTAAGGCCACTTATTGTTTGTAGGCGAATTTTTAAACCATCTCTAACATTACTTGGAATCACTTAGCCAAGCCGCCATTCTTACGATATGGGCGAAGTAATACTTCAACATCAGCATCAAGGCGAGAATATAATCTAACAGTTCCAAGATCAGGGCTACCTGCAATTCCAAAGGGGGATTGCCTGCGACCAAATAAGCGTGAGGATTGAATTAAAGCAGCCATATTTACTTCGGCTGGAACTGCTGTAAATCCCCAAACGCCTTTTACACGAACTGATTGAGGAAGTTGATATGGAAAAATATAACTGCCAATTGCTAAAACTCTATTGTAAGGCCAAGATTTTGTTGGGTTATTAATTGGCTCCACCATATAATCGGTGGTACTCCAAACAGTTCCAAATGTGCGATCAAAGTTATCATCAGTAGCAATTTCGCTTACTGTTGTTATATCATCAATGTTTATTGTATAAGGATCAAGGGCTGTGTAATAGCGAGTTACTGGAGAACCTACACTGCCATTTACATAAAAGAAGCGTTCAGTATAATCATCAATCATTCGACTAGCAGCAGTAACCGCAGATTCTAAAGCGGTATCATCAACTGAATCAGTAATATTTAATGAGGCTTTTATTTCGGCAAGTGTGCAGTATCCATTAGTTATTGCCACGCTTTATCCTTCTTTCCGCTTTCGGTAAAATCGCTCTTTCAAGTTCAGGCTCGGCAGTTGCCGTTTGTCTAGGTTTTATTCTTTTCTTAAAAATCTTTTTTAATTTTTCCATAATTTATGGTGCCTATCATCTAACCAATATGATTTTTGATGAGGCAAAATTGCGCCTGTATGCACATATATTGGATATCCCAAGGAGCGAATACGGCGGCTGAAAAGTAAATCCTCGCCGATCCATTCGCCATTTATCGGGCCATCCCAAAACCAACACCAATTTTTACCCATATTAGGATCGGCTGTTTCACGCATTTTCTCTAACACGCTGCGATGAATTAGTAGGCAACCAGTACCTGCTGCATCTATTTCAAAAACTTTATTCTCATCATATTTATAGAGGGGTAAGAATCCCTCTGGCGCATCTTGGAATATCGCTGGAACTGGTTTTGGATATTCACTCTTGCCGTCATTAAAGGCTGCAAATACTAATCCTGCTACAACTGGCCGTTCTAAATCGTGGGCTGTATCAATTAATTTATCAAAAGTTGCTACACCTAATTGCTGATCGCTATCTATCATCAGAAGCCAATCAGATTTTGTATTATCTAAAAATTGTTTAACTATCTGATTACGAATTTTAGAAAGTAATCCTGAACCTTTAATTCTTACAAATGGCCCTAATCTTGCTGATCTTGATTGCGCTAATTGGATTAATGTATAGGCAAATGAACCATTTACTTGGCCTGAATCGCAAGAACCAATTGTTACTTTATGTGCGCTTTTCATAGTTCCCCCGAACTATTTAGGAGTTTAGGTGGTTTAATCGGGGGAGGTTAAACCACCTAAACAGTTCTTAATTACCTTCTAAATTAGAAGGATGGTGCTGCTAAGCCAGTTCCGCTAATGATTGACGCGGCTAATGGATAGCGTTCTGCGGTGAATGCGGCATAGCCGTAAACAACGCTTTTTACAGTTAAGGCACCAGCATTTGTTGCTTCGAATCGAAGTGAGAATGGTGATCCTGGTTGCTCCCATAGGTGCATTTCGCGAGCATCAACCAAATAGATTTCATCTTGGTTAGTTGAAGCGCCGTAGTTAGTTGCAACTGAAGCATCTGCAATGATAGGCAAACCAAGTAGTTGGTAACCTGAGTTGCCGTATTGTGCAACTCCTGATCCTGCTGCAACGGAGTTCATTGGGCCGTTTGCTGCTGGAACTACTAGTGGGCGGTTTGAACCATCAACGCCTGCTAGCAAGAATGCTAGACGGCGTGGGTGCATAATCCAAGCGGTTGGAGTTGTAAATACATTGCTCTGAACCTGTTGTAGAGCATCTGCCAACTTTGGATATAGAAGTGCAACAGTTGGAGTTGTTGCAGTGAAAGTTACTGCATTTCCACCTGATGAACGAATACCTTTAATGGTTCCGTTAGTTCCTGCACCATTGATAATCTGTGAGTTCAATGTAGTGTGCCATGAACGAATCAAATCACCAATTACAAATGTATCAATACCTGTTCCACGCTCAATTGCTTGTCGACTCAAATCCTGTTGGCCCGCGATCGTTCTCACATTTACAGTTAGCAATGTATCATCTGCATCAGTTTCAGAAACATCAGTTGCCTGTGTTTGCTGAATAGCAGTTGAAGTTCCAGTGGTCATGCGGCTGATGTTTAGTGTCATTC